CCAGAAATTGTTGCAAGTAAATATTACGGTGATGTTAATCGTCATTGGATGGTGCTATATGCAAATCAAATACTTGATCCTCAATGGGCATGGCCATTAACAACACAACAATTAGGTAAGTATATTGCGGACAAATATACGGCCGAAGCAGAAGAAGCAAATGTGCCAAGTTCAATCTCTTATGCACAGCAAACGGTCAAATATTATTTAAAAACATTTGGAACAAACAATTCTGACACAGGCAGAACCAATTTAACGGTTATTGTGGATGAAGAAGATTGGAATTTAATTCAACCTGAGACCATAACACAAACCTTTTCAAATGGTACATCCGTTCAAAAAATAATTTCAAAAAGTGCCATCAGTTTGTATGATTATGAAGTTCAAGCCAATGAACGAAAAAGAAAAATCTTTTTAATCAACAACATTTATGCAAGTCAGTTAGAAGCACAACTTAAAGAATTATTGAGTATATAATGTCAAGAGGAATTACCTATCCAAAGGACTATTCGCTAGTCAATTTAGTTTTGGTCTCGGCCGTGCAAAACATGGACATGAAAAACTTATTGATAGAATTGTCTTATCAAGAAGATATATTTAACAACACAGCCTCAGGTTATCTGATGGTTGGAGATTCTATGGGTTATATAGAATTGTTGAATATGAATGGTACAGAATTCTTAAAAATGACTTTTGCCAAAATTAATGGCAATGCAGAGATTGATAAAACTTTTAGAGTTTATAAAATTGATAAAAGAAAACTGGAAAACAATATGTATACTGAATCATATTGTTTGTACTTTTGTTCTGAAGAATTGTTATTGTCTGAACAATATAAGGTATGTAAATCTTATCCACAATCTACCATCTCAGATAACGTTTATGATATTTTATCAAATGAGTTGGGTGTTTCTGATGACAAACTAGACATCGATGAAACATATGGTCTATATGACTTTCTTATACCCACAATTAAACCTTTTGATGCTATAAATTGGATGTCAAACTATGCAAGGCCATCAGCTGGTTTACCTGGTGCGGATATGGTTTTCTTTGAGAATAAAAATGGTTTTAATTTTAAATCATTACAAAAGTTAACAACGCAAGCACCATATTATAACTATGCATACAATCCAAAGAACGTTAGTCCTGAAGATATGCACCAAAACGTTTATAATGTTACGACTTATGAAATTCTAAATTCATTTGATACACTACACGGCATTAACTCTGGTATTTTTGCCAATAAGTTATTATCGGTTGATATTTTGACAAGAAGATTAAAAACCACAGACTTTGATTATAAGGCATATGATAGTGAATCCAAAACATTAAACAAAGCCAGAGTAGTTAATTCATACGAGAATAGATATGGTGATAAATTAACAGATACATCTCAGGCAGTTTATAAAATGGCTTTTACCAATTTTAACCAAAAAATTGTGCCTTATATTGAAGATGCTGGCCGTGTACCAGAAGATGATGAAGTTGAGGGTGGAACATTTGAAGGTCCAGTTGTGGGTTCTGATATATTTGCAGAAACATTCATTCCACATAGAACCGCACAGTTGGCATTGGCCAATTACATTAGAATAAAGATTTCTGTACCTGGTGATCCTGGATTGACTGTAGGATTAACTTTAGATTTTTCATTGTTAACTTTAAATCCTAACAACAAAACACCTGATGCTTTTTATTCGGGTAAATACCTAATTACTGCTGTAAGGCATATGATTACAATGAATGAATATAAAACTGTTTTAGAATTAGCTAAAGAAAGTGTACCAACAACTTACGCTTCACCAGCTAGTGGTTCTGTTATGTGGCAAGGATTGAGTTAAGGATAATAAATGACAAAAGCAGTTAATAATTTTGCGGGACTTAATGGTTTCGTTTGGTGGGTAGGCGCAGTAGAGAATCGGGTAGATCCGTTGGGACTAGGCCGGTGCCAGGTAAGAATATTTGGTTGGTATGGTCGAGAAATTCCAACGGCAGAATTGCCTTGGGCTCAGGCAGTTTATCCAATAAACGCATCTAAAACATTCTCTGCACCAATGTTGGGTGATTGGATTCTTGGATTCTTTATGGATGGTGAGAGTGGCCAATTCCCTTGTATGTTAGGTGTGTTGCCTGGAATTTGGCAAGACCCAACAAGTTATAAGTTCGAAAAATCTGAAGATCCAGATATGACAGATAAAGAAGAAGATCAGTTTGTAGATCCAGACAAAGAATATGGTGATAAAGATCCAAATGATGTAACAGCAACATATAATACAGAACCAACAGATACACCAGAAGAACCAGAGGAGTAAAAAAATGACAGTATTAGCTGAAATAGAATACGATGAATCGCAATATAATAGTGTTAAAGAGGTAGATCCTCCACGACCATTATTTGTTGCTGACCGATTAGATATTCCCGGCAAGCCAACCGTTTCTGATATTGCTCGTGGTCATAAAAATGGCACAGTAATTGCATTTAGTAATTATAATGTTGTTGCTATTGAAGATCCAAAACAAACTGTACCTTACTATATCAATAATCAACACACCGCAGTAAGAAATCAAGTCAGAACTAGACGAGATGTTAGAGAAAACAAAATGAAAGCTGAAGCGGAAAAAGGTGTTATTTCTACACAGATAAGTGAAGCTATTAAATGGGTAACGGCTAAATTGAAGCTAATAAATAGAATGATGAAAACTATTGATAATTTCTTTAAAATGATTGCCAAAGTTGTTATGAGATTGAATCAAATCATTGCATATATCAAAGCTTTACCTGTTGCACTCGTTTTACTAATGGCCAAAATTCTTGCAAAACTAATTGGTGCGGCCAAGTCCGCAGCTTCAGCCGCTTTTAGTAAATTGGGTGGTTCGGCTGGTAGTGGTCCTGGTACAGAATTCGGTTCATTGTTAAAAGAAACAAAAACTACTTTGATGGGTGCAGCTTCAATTGCAAAGAGTGCTTTACTACTTGGTACTAGTGTTGCTTTATTGGCAACAACATTCTCAGGTACAGTACCCACATCTAAAAACCGTGCGAAGAAGATATTTTAATGGCAGAACAAGCGAATAATACGAGTATTTGGCATACACAAAATGATGTACGTCCTGGAAAATATCCGTATGTAAACATAACACAAACGGAATCTGGTCACATCAGTATGATGGACGACACTCCAGGTAATGAAAGAGTTAGAACTCAACACAGAACAGGAACATTCTATGAGATTGATCCTAGTGGTTCAACAGAACATGTAGTGTTAGGCAACGGTTTCTCTGTTTACATGAGAGATCGAAACATTGTTGTTAAAGGAACTTGTAACATCGAAATTCTTGGAGATTCCAAACTTCATGTTAAAGGTGATTGTTATTCTCAAATTGATGGTAAAATGTATTCGCAGGTTGCCGGTGATGTAAAGATTAATGCTGACGGCAACATTGATTTGGTTGCTGGTAAAGAAATCAATATTGATGCAGGTGGTGAAGGTGGAGATATTACCTTCTCTTGCGAAAATGCATTTACAATTAAAGGCGACTTGGCGGTATCAGGAAGTATTACGAGTGGTGGTTCTATCAACGCAACCACCAATTTGACTTGCGGTTACAAACTGTTTTCACATGGTGGAATCGATTCTATTGGTGGTGTTAATGTAGGATTCACCATACCTGGTTATGAAAACTCCTCAGGTAAAGTTATTGCAAATGTGTCCATGTTATCTCCTAAAGTTACAGGTACAAACCTAGTTGAAGGTGCTACCGTAAAAGATGCTATGGGTTCTATGCAAGCAACCAGAGGCAAGTTTAACGGACACAATCACAGTTCACCTAAAGGTCCTACATCAGGACCTCTACAGCCAATGCCATAATGACAACACTATTTGATAGATTACAATTTAATTTTGATACCACAAAGTTTGGTACCAGCCTTGATTTGCCTGAAGAATCATTAAACACACTCGAATCGATGGCCACAGACATTGAATTATCTGATTGGCAGTTAAATGATATGGCCAACAATGATGTGATTTCTACAAACTATTATGTTAATCCTGTGGCCAATGTGTGTAACAGCATTACTGCAAATTTATCAAACTTGGTTGCATCAATTTATACCATTTCTTCACCCAATTCAGAAACAACCAATTTATTAAATTCGGCAATGAATTGCATCATTCAATTAGACAGATTTAAATCTCACACCGATAATATATCTGGTGTATCGGAAACGACAGGTTCACAAACAATTCCATCATATTTGACCGCTATCAATACAGGACAAGTATTAATCACCTTATTAAATAAGACCGATGGCATCGCAAACAGTTTACCTGCATATGGATCGTTAACCAGTCTATTTGTTGCCGATGATTTGATGTCGAACAATACTACAATTGGTGCAAATTGTCAAACCTTTATTAGTTCTGTGAGTGGTAATACTACCAGTTTATCCACCACAACAATCACTAATATTAAGAACAGAATCGAAGTGTTCAATACTTTTGTTTATGGAAGATGGTCACACGACTGGACTTTTTATGAAAATTCAGTTAAATTGATGGACGATTACACAAAAATTAGTAATTTGAGTAACATAGGATCAACACAAACCTACTTACTTGAGAATTATATTGGTACGGAAAAGATTAAAACCGATCTTTCAAACAATAATATTGTAATTGCGGTGACGGAACCAGAGGAAGTACCAGCTCCGCCGTCATATTATGAATATTTTAACCAATTCTAGCACATAAATATCAAATGGCCACAATTAAAAAACTATACTCCGATTTAGACTTATCTTTCAGAAGATTACCCGTTTCTAACGATGTATCTGTAAGTTATGATGAACAGGCAGTTATTCGTTCGGTTCGTTCTTTATTGTTGACAAATTTTTATGAAAGATTGTTTCAACCAACCTTAGGATCTAATATTGATACCCTATTGTTTGAACCAATCACAGTTTTGACGGCAGGTTTAATTAAAGATGAGATTAGAAATGTCATCAATAATCATGAACCAAGAGTTGTTATACAAGATATTGTAGTAACACCCTCACCAAATACTAATTCTTTTAAGGCTACGCTTACTTTTCTTATAGGAAACAATACTTTGCCTACAGCCGTAAATTTACTTCTTGAAAGGTCAAGATAATGGCAGCATCGAATACCAATATTAAAGTTACTGAATTAGATTTCGGTAGCATCAAACGCAACTTTATAACTTATTTACAATCACAAGATAACCTTAGAGATTATAATTTTGATGGTTCTACAATGTCGGTTTTACTAGACGTTCTGGCCTATAATACACATTATAACTCTTTCTATTTGAATATGGTTGCCAATGAAATGTTCTTGGACACCGCAATACAAAGAAGTTCTGTGGTTTCTCATGCAAAACTATTGGATTATGTGCCAAAATCTTCTGTTGCACCTACAGCATACATTAACTTATCTTTTAATGGTGTTTCGAATACATCTTTTACGTTACCTAAATTTACAAACTTTTTGTCTGAACCAGTCAATGGTGTAAACTATAACTTTGTAACAACAAATGCACAAACAGTTGAAGTTTCTGGTAATACCGCAAGTTTCTTAAACCTTGAATTAAAACAAGGCATTCCAATTAGTCACCGATATACTGTTAATGGCACGACCAATCCTAAGAAAACATTTGAATTAACAAACTCTTTGATTGACACATCAACAATTAAAGTATTGGTGCAAGAATCAAGTTCAAACACAGCATATCAAGTATATCAACC